CCAGTGCATTTTAACAACCACTCAGAATATGGCTCTCTACAAGATAGTCTATCTGCTAAATGGTGTAAAACCATATCTCCTAAAAAAATAGCTACATGATTTAAAGTTGGATGTAATATCGACATTAATAAAACATCTCCAACTTCTAAATTTTCATCTGATCTGAGTTCTCTAAAACCTGTACGCCACGCATAACTTTCAAACAGAGGATCTTTTAAAAATTCTTCGGGAGTCATATTTCTTTCATAATCTTTTAAAACAATACCTTTTTCTTTTTTATACCAATCCACCACCAAACTCCAACAGTCAGTTACACCCCAAACCCACTGCCTACCTAAAATATCTGGAACGTAACCTTCTGGCTTACATTCACCCCATTGTTCAGTTTTAGGATTAACAATATACCAAGGTAATTTACTTTGCTCGCAGCTTATCTTATCTGCCTGACTTGGTTCTGGAGGTGTTATAGGGTGGCTATGAACAACAGCAATTATTTCACCTACATTATCTG